TGGCACTGGTGTTGGTAAGTCTTTGTTTATGTGTCATGTCGCAAGCAGTGTGTTACTCCAAGGCAAGAACGTATTATACATCACGCTTGAGATGGCTGAGGAGAAAATTGCTGAAAGAATTGATGCTAATTTATTAAACGTTAACATACAAAATATAACAGATTTACCACGTAAAACTTTTGAAACTAAAGTAACCAAATTATCACAAAAAACTCAAGGTACTCTTATCATTAAAGAATATCCTACAGCATCTGCTCATTCAGGACATTTTAAAGCATTACTTAATGAACTTGCATTAAAGAAATCATTTAAACCAGATATAATATTCATAGATTACTTAAATATATGTGCCTCAAGTAGATATCGTGGAAATGCAACAGTCAACTCCTACTCCTATATCAAAGCAATCGCAGAAGAATTACGGGGTCTCGCAGTTGAGGCGAACCTTCCGATTGTATCTGCCACTCAAACTACTCGTAGCGGTTTTGCTAGTAGTGATGTGGACCTTACTGACACCTCTGAATCTTTTGGACTCCCTGCTACTGCTGACCTTATGTTTGCCCTTATTTCTACAGAAGAGTTGGAAGGGTTAAATCAGATAATGGTTAAGCAGTTGAAGAATAGGTATAACGATCCTACTATCTTCAAGAGATTTGTTGTGGGTATTGATAGGGCAAAGATGAGATTATATGATGTAGAGCAATCTGCACAAGATGATATTCTTGACAGTGGACAAGAAGAGGAGTATAATAATGAAGAGAAGACCCCTAAAAAATCTTTCGAAGGATTTAAATTTAATTAATGACAAAACAAGTAGATACGCAAAAGTATACTGAGTTTGTAGATGCAGTTACTTCTAATGAAAGTAAAGGTTCTGATGCATTTACAGTTCGTTTAAGAGAATTATATTCAGAAGGACTTCCTGTAGAAAGACTTCTTACTGCTGCAGTAGGAATGTCTGCAGAGTCAGGTGAGTTTACTGAAGTAGTAAAGAAGATGATATTTCAAGGTAAACCTGTGAATGAAGAGAATCTATTTCATCTTAAGAGAGAACTTGGAGACATCATGTGGTATGTTGCTCAGGCATGTATGGCTCTTGACACTAACTTTGATGAGATCATTGAGATGAATGTAGAGAAGTTAAAGAAGAGATATCCTGGTGGAGAATTTGATGTTCATTATTCAGAAAATAGAAAGGATAATGACGTATGATTGATATTATAACATCAATACTAGAGAAGGAACTCTATATGGGTTATATCTTTGGTATCATGATTTTAGGTGGATTTATCAGACAGTACCATGTATTAGATGATGTCTATTCATTAGCGAAAAGGTATGTCAAAGATAATCGTGTGATGATTATTATTACTTCAATCTTTGGTGGAGTACTTCCTATTCCTGGTCGTGTTGCTTTATCAGCACCATTATTAGATGCAATAGCACCATCAGATAAGAGAAAGAGAAGTGAGTTTGGTGTTATAGATTATCTTTCTACACATCATTATTATTGGTGGAGTCCATTAGAGAAGACTATTGCTCTTCCAATGGCAGCATTAGGTATAAGTTATGGAACAATGTTGGGTTATACATTCATTCCTTTGTGTATATGTTTAGCATATACTTGGTGGTATATCTTTACTAAGGTAGATCCAAGAAGTGTTGTGCCTGACATGAGTAGCATTAGTGATTTCAATTGGCAACGAGCATTGAGAGGATGGGCTCCTTTCATTGCAACACTATGGTTCTTATTGACAGTAGGTAAGGCAGGAGCACCATTCTTCTTTCCTTGGTTTGCTGGTATGGCATGTTATTACAGCATCATATGTAAAGATTGGAATTGGGGTAAGTATCTTGATGGTAAGTTTGCCATCATTGCAACAATTGTACTTGCATTAGGTGGAGTTGTTGGTATGATTAAAGCACCAGTAATGGCATATCTTCAAGGAGCAGATACTTCTATGATTATTCCTGTTTCTATTGTAGCAACAGTTGCAGCATGGATGATGGGTTCATCTGGTAAGTATGCTGGTATGACATCAGCATTGGTTCTTATATTTGGTCCTCAATATCTCGTGTGGTTCCTTACCACTGAATATGCAGGATATCTTTTATCACCAGCACACAAGTGCCTGATGATTGGTCAGCAATATTTTGGTACTCCTATTCGTAAGTATTATAAAGTGTTAGGAAGTCTTGCTATATTATTAATTGGATATGGGTTTATATCTACTTTTGTTATTTAAATGAACTATAAAGATTCTGGTGTTGACATAGAAGCAGGAGATGCTTTTGTTGAAAGGTTAAAAAAGAAAGCACCTAACATTGGTGGGTTTAGTGGATTGTATCCTGTTCCTACAGGATATGAAGAACCTATTTTAGTATCTGGTGCTGATGGTGTTGGTACTAAAATTAATATAGCAAAAATCAATAAAGAATTTACCACCATAGGTATTGATCTCGTTGCGATGTGTGTTAATGATGTGATCACATGTGGTGCTAAACCAATGTACTTCTTAGATTATATCTCTACTGGTAAGATATCTCCTATCATAGATCAAATCATGGAAGGTGTGATTGAAGGATGTGAGATATCTCGCATAGAACTCATTGGAGGTGAAACTGCAGAGCATCCTAGACCTGCACCACCACCAACATATGGTGATGATCTTGATCTTGCTGGATTCTGTACAGGTATAGTTGAGAAGAATGAAATAATAGATGGTAGTTTAATACGTGAGAGTGATGTTGTTATTGGTATAGAAAGTAGTGGAGTGCATAGTAATGGGTATAGTTTGATTAATGAACTTATATGGAGACAGAAGATATATTATAGTGATATGCCTGAGTTGCTTACTCCTACAACAATCTATGCTTCTGTGGTTGCAAGTCTAGTAAATGATTTTCCTGTTATGGGTATGGCACATATTACTGGTGGTGGTATACCAGGTAATTTACCAAGGTGTATTCCAGAAGGATTAAAGGTTGATGTTAATTATGATTCTTGGAGATTACCTGAGTTATTCAGTAAGATTATGCTTGCAGGTGAGATACCAGAAGAAGAAATGAAGAAAACATTTAATATGGGTATTGGATATTGTGTGGTGGTTCCTGCTAATGTTGCAACAGATGTTCAACTAAGAATAAATGGTCATGGTATGGACTCATGGATTATTGGTGAAGTCACACATATATAATAATAGAATAAAGGATTTATCAATGTTACATATGAGAGAACAATTATTAACAGCTCTTCTGGCACATGCCCAAGGAGAGATTGCAAAACACAAAGCAAATGTGGAAGTCTATTTGGAACATCCTGTAGGTATTGGTGAGCATTCAGATATAACTGAGGCAATAGGAATAGAGTTGGATAAGATTTCAAGGTATCATGATCAGGTAGAGGTAATAAATAAATACTTCAAAAAGTAATTTATTATGGCTAACATTTCGGAAGTATTACTTGCTATTAATGAGGTTCTTTCTGGATATGATTCTCAAGTAAACAAAGCAAATAGTAGAACTACCACCCTTCAGATAAATGGAAAGGAAAGAGTTGAAATTCGTGAAGATATAAAAGATAAGTTAAAAAAAGCAAAGATTGATTTTGAACAAAAGAAATTTTCAGATTCTGGTTTTGATGGTTTAGAAATTAAAGAAACTTCTTCTACTTTTCTAAAAATAATCTTTAAAACTACAGGTGGTGGATCGGGTGGTGGAGCTGCTTTAACAAAACTTGCGGAATCTGCACAGGCGGTTTATGCTGCAATTGCTTTTGGATTAGATAGACATATTACCAATGCAGATATAACACCAGTAAATGTTAAAGCATATAAGAAACTTTTTGATGTTGATGGTGATATGGATAAAATTTTAAATAAGTTACCTGACATTTGGATCGATTCTTCTATACTTGGTGCAAATCAACTCTATGATAAATTTACTAATCTTAAAGGAGTAAAGTTTCATAGAGGAGGTAAAGTTGTTGATCATATTGAAGATCAATTTAAAAGAATTAAAAGGATAGAAAAGGTAAGAATGGATATTAATAAATGGTCTCCAGCAGACATTTATGTAACAACTCCAGAATATGATTCAAAATGTTTAGAAGATGAACAATCCATTAGGGGATTGAATCAATGTATGAATGAGAGAATTAATCCACAAGATCCAAAAATGTTTGGGGTTTCATTAAAAAAAATGTCTAATACTGCATCCTTAAAAATTTTAAATTTTGATAAAAAAGATGCAACTGAAAAGGAATTTGATAAAATAGATATGACTTGGGAAAGTAAGGATATGTATATAATTTTTAAAGATGGAACTAAGATTCAATTTAGAGGATTTTCTGGAGATAATTTATCTGGATGGCAGGGTGAAGTAAAAGGATCTAAAGCTAATCAGGGTAAGATTGGTGGTGGTCCAATAAATTTACTTTTAAAATTGCATGATCATTCATTAGTAGATATTAAAGTAGCAAATAAACTTAAGAATAAATCTCAAAGAGGTGCTGTAATAGAAAATTTGAAAAAAGGTTTAACGGATTTGTTAGGAACTAAATTTAAAGAAGAAGATTTTTTAAAGATGCAAACTAAAATGAAAGAAAATCAATTTCTTGCATGGGTATATTCAAAATCACAAGGGGTGCAACTCGCACAAATAGTTGAAAATATTACAGATAAGATTAAAAAGGATCAACTTTGTGAGGACTTTTATCTATATGCTAATTCTAGATCAGCAATTGCTGCACCATATTATAAGTTAGAGTAATGAATCTAGAAATAAAAAATCTAATAAAGACTTTTGAGTCTGATAATAAAGGTAAGAAAAGGTTTAATGACTTCTTACAATACTGTTTTATTTCTATTAAGAACCCTAAGAAAAATAGTAAGTCTAAGAAGATAATAAATA